GCAAGGAAATGACGACATATCTGGGATTTGACCAGCTCCGGTACCAACATCTTTTGATGCTGCCGTTCCGAATGTTGGCAAACTTCCTAAACCAAGGTATTCGAGAACACCTGCAGCATCGCCTTTATTCAGCATCAAACGAATAAAGTCGCTCAAGTCAGCCAGCGCAGCTGCCTTTTCCGCTGTGAAATATGGCAGCTTCCCCTTGGCCGGTTTCAGAGCTGCCAGTGCGGTCAGGGTGTCACTTTTCTGTTGCCGGGTTTCAATCAGGTTATCTACATAGCCACGGGTTGCCAGCACCACTGATGGATCGATTTTCAGCGTGATGTTATCGGTGCTGCTGGTAATAATCACCATGCGTACTGTCTGGGTACGTCCGCTTCCCTCCGCCAACTGCGGCTTATAGCTTTCCGGGCAGTTTCCTACAGCGATCAGATCGCCGGCTTCATCAAACAGGCCTATTTCACGAACCCACCAACCGCCATCACTTTCTGGAATAACCTGTTCAGCGATAATCTGGCTGGCGTTCTGCGGGTCAATAGACAACGAATTTAGCGCCGCCCGGCGTTTTTCACCTACCAGCGCCACCTGCTTGCTACTCGGCGTGGGTAGCGTACCGCCGCCATCCCCTACAGCCATATGCGTTAATTTCAACGGCACACCGAGCGCAGTGGCGTTTGCCAGCTTTGCTGCGCCCACTTCCGTTAGTAATGTGTAATATTTTGCGGTCATGGATTTACTCTCATTGTGTCAGCAATATGGACTGCAGCCCCATCGTAGATGGCTCCGCCGGAAATAATGGTTTCTGTGATATACGGATAAACCGTGATTTCTTCACCGATGTAACTGGATGCACCCGCGTAAAACGTGCCGGAGGTCTGCAGGTTGATAGACATACCTACCAGATGGCGGCTGCAAGGCTTCGCATCACGGATTAGGCGCTCAAGCTCAAGATAGGTTTCCTCCGTAATCCCCTGCTCCTGCCCCCCAATATCAAGCCGAAAAGTTCCCGGTACTTCCCCGGTCTGCCACCACTCCAGCACACGGATCAGGAAACCAAACGGCTGCACTACACGCCGGACAGCGCTGATCGTCCCTTTGTGCTGATGGATAAAGAAAGCATCCTGCACCACCTGGCGTTTTGTACTTTCGGCCCAGCTTTCGTCCCAGCGGTCCACTGAAAAAGCCCATGCTAGATAAGGCAGGAAGCGCACCGGACACGTTGCTGGATTCCACAGGTCACGCAGCGGAACCTGCAGATCAGAAATGCCGCTGCAGGTCAGTGCCAGGCGACGCTCAAGCGCAGATGAGCCAGGCGGCAGGAGCGTGCTGTTACTCATTCCCGGCGTCCTCACTCGCCACCGATACATCACACCCATCGCAAAAGCCCGATGCCGTGCGGTCCATAATGATATCGGCGGCAGGTTCAATCATTTCTACCCAATCCACCCCGGCAACACGTAACACCGCACCATAAGACTCACCGCGTACGCTTCTCCCCAGGCGCTTTTGCTCAATCAGATATGCGGCTAAATTTGCGTTTGCAGCCTCAAGGCATGGCCCTGCAATGACGCCATCAAATAGATGCAGTTTTGCTTTAACGCTGTAGTGGTGGATCGCGGCAGACTGCACCGTGACACGATCCGCAATGGGCCTTTTATCTTCCCCGTTTACCGCCAGCGCCACCGCGCCCAGCAGTTCCTCTGATGCGGTCCCATCCCCGTCATGGCTCAGAACAGTAAGCACCACCTCCGCCGGTGCCGGGCTGGTCGCACTGGCATCAGCCACGCGACCATCAGCACTTTTAGCGTGAAACTCATACGCTGCAGATGGCCCTGCAACGGATAACCCTTCAAAGGCTTCCGGCACGCGCTGCCGCAATGCATCATCACTTTCCATCACGGCGGCGACCGGCGGCACAGCGTCATCATCTGCAGGCGTCACCGTCAGGCGTTTAACGTTATTGTTTGCCGCGAGCTGTTCCAGGTCAGTGCCGATGGCATACGCAGCCATAACAGCCTGTGCGGCTTCGTTAATGCGCTGACGCAGCAAAATTTCACGGTAAGTACTTTCCTGCAGTAGCTTCACTATTGGTTCAGACTCCATCGCCAGCGTGCGCATCACTGCCTCCTGCTCATCAGTAGGGTAAAGCGCGACAAAATCCGCCTTGCGTTCCGCCAGTAGCGCTTCAAAATCCGGCACATCCACAATCTGCGGCGGCGGCAGTTGGGAAAGGTCAATTACTGCCATTTTCAGCTCCTGTCGATATGGAAAGAGAAACTGCGGCGCCATCGTTGCGCTGCCCGGAAAGCTCCACCACCATCGAGCCATCAAAATTTGTGCTGATAGAAATGGCATCCAGCGTCAGGCGGGGTTCCCAGCGGCTCAGCGCCACATAAACAGCAGACATAACCTGCAGGCGCAGCGCCGGGTTCTGGGGTTGATCGATAAGCTCAGAAAGCAGCGAGCCATATTCCCGGCGGGCAATCCGGCTGCCCTGCGGCGTCAGCAAAATATCCCTCACCGACTGCCGCAAATGGTCCGTATCAGTGATCGCTTTTCCGTTGGCCTGATTCATGCCCAGATACATCGTCATACCGGCCCCCTGATGTATCGTTGCCAGCTTTCACGCCATCATGACCGTGCTTATCGACCACAATACCGTTTGAACTCATGGCGCCGCCGCCCTGGGTAACGCCGCCGTTAATCACCACATCACTGTTAATCCGCGTATTGTCAGCCACCACCACAAACTCACTGGTTTTAAAAGTGACGTTATCAGCAGCCTCGATCACCATGGATTTGATGCCCCGGACGTACCAGCGGCCCGTGGCTGGGTCGTATTCAAACCAGCCGCCATCGTCATATTCGGTCACGCTGCCGTCCTCAGAATCAGACGGCGGTGGGTACTGATTGGAATAGACGGCAGGCAGCGCAAAGGCGGTTTCCAGATTGCCGCCCAGACTCAGCAGCACAACCTGCTCACCCACTGACGGTTTCCACCACGTGCGCGATTTACCGGCGCGGCAGGTCAGCCAGTTAATCCAGTTGGTTTCGAGGTCGCCTGTTTTCACCCGGCATAGCCAGTTCTTCCGGTCCACATCGATCACCGTACCGGTGCGGATCAGATTGGTGATAAGGCGCATGATTTCTGTTAGCTGTGCATTCATAAGGAAAGGTTGCCATCAGAGAGAAAAAGGAGGCAGCGCGGTGACTTGTACCAGCATTGACACAAAGATCACCCCGCAAGCCAGCGCAGCAACGTGTCACGGGTTATCGTTTCCACTTCATCGTTTACGCCCAGCAGGCGGCGTTCCGTGTAGCGGATTTCCGGCCCTTTGCGGCTGACTCTATCGCGCAGGCCATAGTGGTGAACGCGGGCAATTCGCTGCACTCGCCCCTCAAACTGCACGCTGGCAGAGTCTGCGCTGGCGGTGGCTTTCAGGTATTTAGCGGTGCGCAATTTAGTAAACATCTGCCGCTTGATGCGTCCCTGCTTTGTGCGTGCCGTGACGCGGCGCGGCTCGTATCCGCTACCGTCCGGGTTGCGCTGCAGCCTGATGTTTTGTTGTTGCGTCCGGCGCAGCTGCTGCGCCAGCTCGCGCAGCATTCGCTTCCGTTCTGCTGGTCCCAGGTTAGCCAGCAGCGCCGTCAGCCACGCATCAACCTGCTGCAGCTCATCCACGTTTCACCGTCCACATAGCATCATCAGGGTTTTCCGGCTCCGGCACGGCTTCCACGCTCGACACGCCGCCATCAGTGCTGACCACAACACGCTCCGTCAGCTGCAGGTCTATGCTGATATCGCAAATATCATTGCGCAGGATATCCACTTCAAAGATGAATAGTTTTTCCCTCAGCTCCGGGTTATTAATGGCGTCAGGCTGGTTAACACTCAGCCATTGAAGGATCGGCGCCATCAGTAAATTCTGGTCGCCACTAAAATCGACTATCACCACATTCAGGGTGTACCGGTATTCCCATGAAATAGACGGCGCACCGGTCGCCACTACTGCGCCTTTGTCCACGAACATATGCAGCTTGTCCGGGTTTTCCCGGACGTACTGCACCGACTTATTGAGCGCGTGGCGTAAGGATTGAGGCTTGTTCACTGTTTCGCTCCTGGCAGGCAATAATCACATCCACCTTATCGGCGCAGATGGCCCATGCAGCCTCGGCTTCATCAGCCGCCGTAAGCAGATCGCCATTAGTCCTGGCTGACGACTTTTGCAGGAGGCACTGCGTTATTTTCGGACAGCCATTCACGGTAAGCTGCACCTCCGGCGAGCGCGGGGCGGTCCCGCAACCTGATAACGTCAGGAGGCAAAGGAGTATCAGACCAGCGCCGCAAATCATCGTTTTCACGTTTAAGCTCCTCAATACGCCGTTGCCGCTGGCGCAGCTGCGCGGTGGATTCTTCCGCCGCCGCATAAAGCCGCGCCTGCTCCCGGTTGTTGGTTTCGGTCAGAATAGACAGCGCGATCAGCTGACTATTGGCGCGGGCCTGTTTTTCCTTACTGGCTTCCAGATCACGTCCCTGCAGCTCAATCGTCTGCCGGGCCTTGCTCAGCTGCCACGATTGCCAGCCAAGCAAGACAAGAACCAGCACCACCACCGCCGCCAGTATGCGCATCAGGCCACCACTGGCTCTGCCAGCTGCACGCGGGCAATCTGATACATAACCAGCGTAAGCAGGTAAAACACCAGGGTGATCACCCACCCCGAACAGGCGAGGCCCAGAATGATCACCAGCCGCATTCCCCAACTGCGCACAGGTTTGCGGGGTAATTTTTTAAATATTCTCAGTCCTTCCAGAACCTCATCACGCGCGCGGCCTCCGGCAAACCAGCCCACAGCGCACACCAGAGCAATCAACCAGCAAAGGAAGCAAGCCACCCAGACCAGCGCCGCCAGTACGACCGGCGCCGCGCTACGCGGGAAAAACAGGGTAATCACTAACAGCGCCAGCCATGCCAGCTGGAAAATCACATTCATCACTTTACTTTTCATTCCGTTCCGCCCCTTTTAAGCACCAGGACAGTTCCCGCGCGCGGCGGTTATCCAGCCCCTGATTAAATACACCGTTGACATACACCCAGCGCGGCAGCTGATAGCACGCATCCCGCCAGCGCTTCTGATTAATAAACTTCACCATGGTGGAACTGCAGGCATTGCCGGTCCCAACGTTAAAGGCCAGAGACACCAGCGCGTCATAGACAAACTGCGGAACATCCACCAGGACACAGCGTGCCAGCGCGGTTTCAACCCCCAGCACGTTGGTGATGAAGTTTCCCGCCGCCTGCCGTTCTGTAATGGTCCTGCCCGGCTTCACGCCTGACGTGTTGCCGATGCCGTCAGTCCACACCCCCGCATCACACTGATAAGGCTGCAGGCGGCATCCCTCGTAATCCGCAATCAGCTTTAATCCTTCCACTGATGTGTGGAGTTGCTGAAAACCCGGCAGCGTGGCGGCAATCGCCAGCACCACACCGATAACGCAGTTTTTAACGGCCCGCAGACTCATATTCACCCCGGCTGATTTTCCCGCTGGCAAGCAGCTGATAGGTCTTGTGCCGGTAGTACCAGCTGACCAGAAACATGCACAAACCCAGCACCATTCCGGTGATGGTCGCTGCAGCCTGCAGATCAAAGTTCCCAAGCTTCGCCATGAATAAGGCGATGCAGTACGTAACAAAGGCGCTGATTCGTTCAAGCGTCATAGTTCAGTCCCATAGCTGGACGGTCTGCACCGTGGTCGTGGTGGCAATATCCGGCAGCTCCACCTGCAGGCCGTGTGGTAAAAATGGGCCATATTCAGCCAGCCCCGGATTTGCCTGCAGTACCTGTTCCGTGACGCCCTGCGTGCGTCCGTAATGACGCCAGCAAAGCGCGTCCACCGTGTCATTCTGGTACGCACGCACTTTCATCAGATCAGCTCCACCGTGCAGTGCGGCGCATCCTGTACCCGGCTGATAGCCCAGCGGGCATCCCGCCACAGGTCGCCGCTGGCCTCCGCCAGCTCCTCTCCCCGCTTCACGCCGGACGCCGTGGCGTCATAGTCCTGATAACGCTCATTGACCTGCGCACGCGCCCAGCAAAAAACAGCATTGTGATAGTGGTGGATACGCTCGCTTTTACCGTCCAGCTGCTCCGCAGGCACATCTGCCAGCGTCATAAACCCCAGCATCTGCTGGCGCTGGCGGAAGGTGTAAAGCTCTGCGTTAACCTCTGACATAGCAGAAAGGATCAACTGCTTTAAACGTGGTGCCGTCACCGTGCCGTCCGTTCGCATCACGCTGCGAAATTCCGACAAATCAACATCAGGCCAGAACGGCGTATTTTTGATGACTTCGGCCTGTTCCGGTGCCTGTTCGGGCGCAACAAACTTCATGCGGCTTTCTCCAGATTAGAGGGCGGTGGACGGGGTTTTGATGTGGCGTTGCCTTTCGCCACCCCGTGCCGCCCGTGCGCGGGGCACGTTCGGTCAGCTACCGGCGGCGCGCAAACGGCGCTCCAGTTGCTGTTTATCTTTCTTCACGCCACAGTGGTTATCGAGCTGCAGCGCATGGTTGAGGTGGTTAAGCGCTGATGCGGGGCTGGATTCAGCCAGCACAAGGCCGATTGCTTTATGCAGTCGCGCCCGTGACTGATCCGGCATATCGTGATCGGCGGTAAGGTCCAGCGTCTGCAGAAGCGGCTCAGCGTCAAAGCCCGTTGCGGCAATCAGGGCGCTTTGCGCCGCGTCTGCAATTTCTTCCGCCAGCACCGTCTGCACGTTCCGATTGCCAATTGGCATCACCCAACCCTGACGCAATGCATGACGCCCGATTTCCAGCGCTCCGGCATAATCACCGGCATCAATACGCCAGAGCATCACGAACATCAGCACATCGTCCTGCTGCGTACCTCCGGCAGCCAGCACCCCCTCCGCCCAGGCGGCATACTTAGGCAGCAGCTCAACTTTGATTTGCGCCTTTGTTACCGTGGACTGAATGCCTTTAAGGCGGCGGCGGTCCTCCGCCAGCTGCAGCAGCATCAGGTCATAACCTGACGCGTGGCGAACACTGCCGCCCTGCCGGGCGGCCTGTTCAGCCTGGACGCGCAGGCGGTGCTGCCTTGCGGGACTCAGGCTCATGCATTACTCCCCGGCATCTGGTGCTGGAGTACTGAAATCACCGTACTCGATGTTTTCGACCAGGGCCGCGCAGCGGTAGTCCTCCACCACAAACGCCTCATTGACCGATTCAAAGTTTTCAATGCGATCGCGTTTCGGGTTATCAATGACAGAACGGCGGCGGGTATCTGCCTGCCAGTAAATGGACAGGTTATCCAGACGAGTGATCAGCAGGGCATTTGCCGGGAAGAACGGCGCGCGGACCGCCTGCAGGCCACCCATGCGTTTCTGGCTGATAATGAGATCGGCAGCCAGCTTTTCACTGTTTTCCTGGTCTTTGTTGACGAGAGGGAAATACTTGTCGGACAACAGCTCACGACCACAGATCACCACCAGTTCATCATCGTCCTGGTACACCACATCAATTAGCTCGTTGACGGCATCCATCACCACGGCGTCCAGATTTTCGTAGCCTTTTTCATCCAGCCCCGACGCGCCTTTACCCACTTTCACCGCGCCTTTAGTGGTTACGCCGTCTTTGGTGGTGCTGCCCATAACGTGATCCGGTGCATCTTCGCGGATTTTCTGCAGCCAGCCTTTGTTCACATCCTGCAGCAGAGGGTTAGCGGAACGGTCAGAGGTTTTGGCGCGGTTCACGCCGTTAAAGCCAATCATGATGCGGTCCAGCGCCTGACGCTTGATGATGGCGTTACGCACGCGCACCTGGAAGTCCTGGAATTTAGCCCACAGGTCCAGCTTCGCGTAGGTCAGCACCGTGTCATAGTTGGTCTGCTCGCATTTGTATTCCACATCCACCATCACCATCGGATCGGTAGGCTCACGGTCCTGTTTGGTGGTGTCGGTGGTTCCGGCAACGGTGCTACCTACGCCCAGCCCCAGCAGCTGCCCGGACTGTTCATCTACCGGCGAGACGTTAACCAGCGTCAGAAATGCAGCGGACTGCTGGATCTCATCCTCCAGCGTCTGCTGTACGGACGGCTCAACGGTGAACTTGCTGGAAAGCTCCTCCACCTCCACACCGTTCAGGCGGGCCAGCTGCTGCAGGTAGGCATTGAATGCAAATTTAGTTTTCTGTTTCATCGGGTTTTATGCTCCATCAGCAATTGGTCAGGGAGCCAGCAGGCGCAGAGCCGCCCGGCGTACGCTGGCGAAAATCTTTGCGGCTATCTTCCTGGCTCAGCTTCTGCTGCAGCTCGGCAAATGCCGTGGTTTGCGCCTGCAGCGCTGTTTCCAGTTCAGAAAGGCGCGTGCCCTGCTCAGATAAGGATTTTTGCGTGCTGTCGCCCAGGCTCTGCTGCTCAGTTGCCAGCAGCTCCACGGCTTTATACACATCAGAGAATCGCGCATCGTCGCTTTGTTCTTTTTTGCTGAACATCGCAGCAACGCGGGAAAAGAGGTTCGGCTTTTCGTCCTGGACTTCTTCCAGTTCGATCACCGTTTCTGCTGCGGCGGAAAAGAGGTTTTCAGGGTTCTGCTTGCGGTTCGCCAGCGGGTTATGCGCAGCACTGGCGCTGAAAGCCAGCATTTCCGTGCCCAGACTTGCCGGATCGTCAGTTGCTGCCAGCCCCACCAGATAGGCTTTACCGGTATCCGCAAATTTCGGGCTGACCTCCATGGAGGTGAACAGCTTCTGGCCTTTTTTAACCAGTTCCACCAGTGAATCCGTTGGCTCCACATCGGCATAAAGCGCCATCTTGCCCGCCAGTGGGCCATCACTGATTTCCTCTGCAACCAGCGCCGCTACCTTGCCGTAACGGTTAAAAGTGCTGTCCGGCATGTAGGATTTAATGTGTTCAAGGTTGATCAGCGCGGTATAGACCGACGGGTTATAGCTGGCAGCCATCTGAATCAGCCAGTCACGCTGGATTTCGCGTCCGTCAGTGGTGGCACCTTCCACCCCAATACGGAAACGCTTTGCTTTCACTGTCATGAGCTGTGCTCCGTTAGAAAACTTACTGGAGCCTTATGTTTGCTGTGATGGAGGGGGTGAAACAACGCGCGCACCTTGTGCGATAAACCACACAAAACGCAGTCAGGGAAAGGCTGCAATCAAGGCCGTATGTTTGAGCCATGGAAACCATGACCCCCGCAGACCTCGATCCCCGCAGGCAGGCAATGCTGCTGTATTTTCAGGGATACCGCGTAGCCCGCATTGCTGAAATGCTGGGCGAGAAAGTTGCAACCGTTCACAGCTGGAAAAAGCGTGATAAGTGGGGCGAGTATGGCCCACTCGATCAGATGCAGCTCACCACTGCAGCCCGCTATTGCCAGCTCATCATGAAGGAGCAGAAAGAAGGGAAAGACTTTAAGGAAATTGACCTACTGGCACGTCAGTCAGAGCGCCACGCCCGGATCGGGAAATTCAACAATGGCGGGAACGAGGCAGATTTAAATCCGAAAGTTGCCAACCGCAACAAAGGCCCTCGCCGCCAGCCTGAAAAGAACGTTTTCACCGATGAGCAGATCGAAAAGCTGGAAGAAATATTCCGTGGCGGCATGTTCGAATATCAGCGCCATTGGTGGCAGGCAGGCGTTAAGCACCGCATCCGCAACCTGCTTAAATCCCGTCAGATAGGCGCAACGTATTTCTTTGCCCGCGAGGCGCTGATCGACGCCATCACCACCGGGCGCAATCAAATATTTCTCTCCGCCAGCAAGGCGCAGGCGCACGTCTTTAAGCAATACATCATCGACTTTGCAAAAGAGGTTGATGTGGAGCTGAAAGGCGACCCGATGACGCTCAGCAACGGCGCAACGCTGTATTTCCTCGGCACAAACGCCCGCACCGCGCAGAGCTACCATGGCAACCTTTACCTTGATGAATATTTCTGGATACCGAAATTCCAGGAGCTGCGCAAAGTGGCATCAGGGATGGCGATTCACAAAAAATGGCGGCAAACCTATTTTTCCACGCCGTCCAGCCTGACCCACAGCGCCTATCCGTTCTGGTCCGGCGCCCTGTTCAATCGGGGCCGCGCAAAAGCTGACAAGGTAGACATTGACCTGACCCACGCCAATCTGGCGCGCGGCGTGCTTTGTCCGGATGGACAATACCGCCAGATCGTCACCGTTGAGGATGCCGTGCGCGGTGGCTGTAACCTGTTCGACCTCGACCAGTTGCGCATGGAATACAGCCCTGACGAATACCAGAACCTGCTGATGTGTGAATTTATTGACGATCTGGCGTCAGTGTTCCCGCTCAGCGAGCTGCAGGCCTGCATGGTGGATAGCTGGGAAGTCTGGTCTGATTTTCAGGCGCTGGCGCTGCGTCCGTTTGGCTGGCGTGAAGTCTGGATCGGTTATGACCCGGCGAAAGGTACGCAGAACGGTGATAGCGCCGGGTGCGTCGTCATTGCCCCGCCATCAGTATCGGGCGGCAAGTTCCGTATTCTGGAGCGCCGCCAGTGGCGCGGAATGGACTTCCGCGCACAGGCCGACGCTATCAAAGCTCTCACGCAGCAATACAACGTGACCTATATCGGCATCGACTCGACCGGCGTGGGCCACGGCGTCTATGAGAACGTCAAAGCCTTTTTCCCCGCCGTCCGCGAGTTCGTCTATAACCCGAACGTCAAAAACGCCCTGGTCCTCAAGGCATACGACATTATCAGCCACCGCCGCCTGGAGTTCGACGCCGGGCACACCGACATAGCGCAATCCTTTATGGCAATCCGCCGGGCCACCACCGCCAGCGGCAACCGCCCGACATATGAAGCCAGCCGCAGTGAAGAAGCCAGCCATGCAGATTTGGCCTGGGCAACGATGCACGCGCTGTTTAACGAACCGCTGCAGGGCGAGGCCGCCAATAGCAGCAACATTGTGGAGATTTTCTGATGGGCAAACGTAAGAACCGCCGCGCCGCGGCTAATCACAGCACAAAAACCAGCGGCGGCGCAGCGGCAGAAACATTCAGCTTTGGCGACCCGATCCCGGTACTGGATCGCCGCGAGTTGCTGGATTATGTGGAATGCGTGCAGATGGACAGATGGTATGAGCCACCTGTAAGTTTTGACGGGCTGGCGCGCACCTACCGCGCAGCTGTTCATCACAGCTCACCGCTTGCCGTTAAACGAGACATTCTCAGCAGCACCTACATTCCGCACCGCCTGCTAAGCCAGCAGGCATTTACCCGTTTTGTGCAGGATTATCTGGTTTTTGGTAACGCCTATCTGGAGAAGCGCACCAACCGGCTCGGCGGCGTGCTTTCGCTGGAACCAGCACTGGCGAAATTTACCCGCCGTGGGGTGGACCTCGATACTTACTGGTATGTGCAATATGGTTTTACAACGCAGCCGTATGAGTTTACAGCAGGCAGCGTCTTTCACCTTATTGAGCCGGATATTAACCAAGAGATTTACGGACTGCCCGGCTATCTGTCCGCTATTCCATCTGCGCTGCTGAATGAGTCCGCAACGCTGTTCCGCCGTAAGTATTACATCAACGGCAGCCATGCTGGCTTTATCATGTACATGACTGACGCCGCGCAGAACCAGGGGGATGTAGACAACATCCGCCAGGCGATGAAAAGTGCCAAAGGGCCGGGCAACTTCCGTAACCTGTTCATGTACTCGCCTAACGGGAAAAAGGACGGCATCCAGATCATCCCACTGTCAGAGGTCGCGGCAAAAGATGAGTTTCTGAACATTAAGAACGTCAGCCGGGACGACATGATGGCAGCGCACCGCGTCCCGCCTCAGATGATGGGGATTATGCCAAGTAATGTTGGGGGATTTGGGGATGTGGAGAAAGCCAGCCGCGTCTTTGTTCGCAACGAGTTGATACCTCTGCAAAAGCGCCTGCAAGAACTTAATAACTGGCTTGGCGACGAAGTTATTCGTTTCGAGCCATACATTTTGGATATTCAGAATGAAAAAGATTAAAAAAATCAACCAATTAAATCATTAATATAGGCCGCGGACTGAGCGGCCTTATCCATTACCAATTTCTTTTTTCGGAGTTTAACCATTCACCGCATGGATAATGCCTTGATGCCCAATCCCCTTTTAAACGAGCTACAAATACAATATCGTTACTATCGACCTTGGCTTTGAGTCCATCACGTAGTTGAGCTGCGGTCAGCGTTGTATCTACTAACCAAAATGATTCAAGATATTTACAGTACGTAAACTGCTTTAGATAGTCAAAAACCGCATCGTAGTTTCTTCCCGGAGCCTTCAAGTCATAGGTTATACAATAAATAGCCATCCTTTAAGCCCCGCACTTTTTATCATTTGGGGAACATCTTAACCTACGACATTTTCGGCAATACGATTGAGGGATCAATCGCTCTCCTTCCACCGTCCTAAAGCCAAACACGTCTTCAATTTTGTTCAGATCACCACTTGCAATAACCCCACAGCAGGGGCAAACAGCCTCAATTTGAAATGCCATGTCTATCTCCATTCCACATGTTGAATGTAGGGTAATACTTCCCTTTAAACGAAAATGAGACAAGGATCTTGAAACCTCATTTAAACCCACTGCCGCGCGCTCGTATCCCCGCCACGCCTGCCCGCTTTACATAGTGGTTTTCATGCACCTGCATGATATAAGCAAAAGCCCGCCAGAACTGGCGGGCTTTGACATAGAGGATCCTATAACGATCATTCATATTCATGCAGCATAGTCATGCATTCAGCAGATGCTTACAATTTAGTCGTCTAGTTTTTTTACAATCTCAGCAATCCGAGCAACGGTCGCTTGCTTCTCAGTGTATTCCCGATACGAATTTTGAGCACTATTGATTAAACCGTCATAGTAAACAACTCTGCCATTAACGGACTGTAACTGAAGGTTAGTATATGAAGGATCGAAAGAATAATCTGAAGGTTCACGACCCAAAACAAAAATTACGTCTATTGATGGCGTTGATGATGGATCCACAGTTTTAGCACATTTAATTACAGCTTGTCTGTATTTATTTCCCTGAGCAACCAAAGTTGCAACAGAGGTCAAAACACTTGCTCTTTTAAGCTCAATGATAATATGCTTACCTGCCGATGAACGATATTTTATATCCATACGTCCTTTTCGCTCATCATCAGTAAGTCCAGCATCAATTTTATCCCACTCTTGGTTAACTCTAGATTCCATTAATGGGGAACCATCAATCCTTTCCCAAGAAGGATCTAATAGCCAAAGGTGCTCAAAAAGATAACGTTGTAAAACCTTTTCCTTCTCATCGTTATCAACCAGCCCCTTGAAGCTTTGGATAACATCCACTCGACTTTTTGCTATTTCATAATATAACGTAGCCTCTAGATCATCTTGCTTTTCTAGAAGCGGTAAGAGTTTTTCAGCATTAAATATAACTGCCTCGGCTAATTCCCGTGACATTTCTTTTATTCGCAAACGTTCAAACGCAAAGATAGCGTGCTTAAATAACTCTTTTTTCTCTTGAGGCTTATCTTCTAAAGGTAAAGACTCAATCTGAGCAATCATCTTTTCCGCATATCCTTGTGAAGCTGGTTTTAAAGAGCTAATCCATTCAACAAGAACAGGGTTTGACTCTTTTGCTTCCTTAGCACCTTGCATTTCACGTAAAGTACTCCATTGACCAGCTACTTTTCGCAATGCAATTTTAACTAATGATTTAAGGTATTGATATCTAGGATCATCCTCAACAACTCGTTGTCTATCGCTTGTTGCAATATCTTCATCTTCATCTGTATCTAAAAAATCCGCTTCAAGCTGACCAGTTAGATATTTTGTATATATACCGCCATCATTGATATCATCCAAAATATTTTCTTGGAACAGTCTTCCCCTAGACAAAACAACTATGCTGTTAAGATTCCCTTCTGGGGTATTTAATTGGCTAGGTTGTTTAATACTTCCAATCCATCCTTTAATGTTCCATTTTGGATCGAAATGCGGACTCTCTACCAAAGCAGAGGAGATATCAGTTACTGTAATTAGCCCTGGACATTCCTTTAAAAAATCTATTCCAGAATTAAGATCCCACACAAATTGAACATGCTTTAAATCCTCACGTTCTTTTGCAGTAACCTCAACCCCATCTACATAAACTTTAAAATCATTGCTACCAATAATTGAGAATCGTCTGGCTAATTTTTTACGCAGCGCTGATGCAGTTGCAGGTATTCGGGAACGATTTAAATCTCGTAAAGTCACAAGAGTACCTTGGCTAACAGTAACTTGAGACGCATCAAGCGGCTCCGGGTAATATCTACCTGCGCCACTCTTAATAGCATGTTCAATTGCCGGCACTTCCATAATTAAGCCATGCTGCTCGCCATCTTTGATAGATTCAACGATAACAGTCTTTGCAATCGAAAATAATGATAATTTACCAATACCTTTCCTTCCCATGGGCAAACGCCCCTTAGGAGTTAAAAGTTGGTCTTTATTATTTCTTTTTTGGTAACCAACAGTTAGGTATTTTGAATTCATATCATTGATGGTCATTCCAAAACCATTATCTGATATAGTGATCTCATCAGGGGTAAGTTTTATATGAACCTCGGAAGCATCAGCATCCCAAGCATTAGCAACAGTTTCAGTAATCACTGCAGCCACATTACTATAGAGATTGATACCCAGATGCCCTAAGACGCTCAAACTTACCTGCATCTCATAGGTATGCGTAGATAATTCACCCTGCGGTAAAACTTCACTGTGCTCCGCCATCAGCCCTGCTTCCCCTTATAGACTATTGATAAGTGACTTCCCAACTACTTCTCCTAGTTTTACCGGAACAGCATTTCCGATCAAGCGGCCCACAGTAGCAAATGTGATCTTTTCGCCAGGTTCAGAAAAAACATAGTTGCCCGGAAAACTTTGAAGGATGGCTGCCTCACGTAAAGAGATAGCCCTATCCTGCTGCGGGTGACCAAATCTACCATTACCAAATCCGAAACAGAGTGTGGTCATTGTAGGGGCTGGCTCGTCCCATTTCATACGTCCGTAAACACTAGTATAAGTTTTACCGCTACTTTTTTTATGGCAAGCTGCCACCAACTCTGGATCCCAATCCTTCCAAGTTCCACCAGGTTTTGATTGGCGTATCCTTTCTAAGTTCAATGGACTCATACCTTGAGCCACATGCAGGGGGTCTTTATCATCAGACTGGCCTGGTTTTATCTCTGGCAAATGCGAAATGACATCTTTAACTGTCACATAATTGTCTTCTGAATGAGTTGGAGGGATTAACGCAACATCGTTAATCTTTGAAGCAAGTAAAACTAATCGCTGTCTTTTCTGAGGAACACCGTATTGTTGGCAATCTACAATACCATGCCAAACTTTATACCCACTGGTTTTAAGGTCTTTAACAAACTCAGTGAAAATCTTATGCTTTTGTAACCTTGGAACATTTTCCATAGTTATCAGATCAGGATCGCACTCTTTGACCAAACGACCAAACTCACCTAAAAGCTTCCACTTACCGTCCTCAGACTCAATTTTACCCTTGCGATAGCTTGAGAATGGTTGGCAAGGAGCACAACCAGCAAGCAACCTTAGACCATCTGAGGGCCACAAACGCATCAGATCTTGTCCGGTCACATCGCTAATGTCCGAATTTATGTATTTAGTCTTATTGTTATGCTCATAGGCCCACTGGCAATCAGGATCTAAATCAATACCAGCAATTACATTTATCCCAGCTTGTATTAGTCCATGGGTCAAACCACCCGCACCGCAAAAAAGGTCAATTGCATAAATTTTAGACATAACTTCCTCTCCGTTAACGCCTCCTATTTTAGCTAAGAATTGCTAAGACATCGAGCGACTTCAATACCATAAAGCAATCATTCATAAGCTATTGAAATAGTTGATTTATAGATATAAAACGACTACTAAAGGCAGAAATGTATCATCAAAAGCATGTTTATCATAACCTTTCGACTCCAACTTCAATGAAGACCATGGTGTCTGAACTACATAATGTTGCTGTATAGGCACCTTATTGATGATTCTATCCTAACGCCTCGCTACACTCGTTGTTAAACCTTGCTGGCGTCAGAAAAGTAATTCTGCTGCCAGCAAGGTTAGTTAGTGGAGCCAGCTATCGTCCTCCCAGACCTGCTGCATGATTTCCATTACGTGTTTTTTATCTTCATCAAGTTTTACACCACTCAACTCAATGCCATTTGTGCTGCCCTTACGAATGCGGATCGTGGTTTTGGGATACAGAGGTTGCAGGTTTCGATAAAGCTCTGCCTCTAATGCTTCCAGTGTCGCCTGGCTAATTTTCTGTTCTTTATCAATCATTATTTCGACACGCATAAGAGGCCACCTTTAGCTGGTTACATCCATTGAACGGCTATATTCATGACTTCTGATTTTTGCCATCAGCTCATCCGTCAGCTCAGAAACCCACTGGATAGCCAGCCGCTTTTCTTCGTCGCTACACTCACTAGCCGCTACAAGCTTGATAAAAAAATCAATGCGCTGGAGCTTCAACGACTCCAAAAGGTAGTCCTGCATTTTCCCTCCTATCACTACAACTATCGAACGATTAACTGTACATATATCCACTGTTTATACATACAGTATAGTAAGCTCTTTCGAATTGTAAAACTCTTTTTTGGTTTCAATTAGATAGTTCTGAGAGGGATCAAATCATTATGAAAATCAATACCACTGACGCCATTTATCATCTTCCTGCAGTCGCTGGTTACGGTAGAAAAGGCGCAGGCCAGCGCCGGATGGAATACTGCCACCACGCAGAAGCAAATCGATCTCAGTGTCGCCGCTGTCAAAGCCCCTGGACCGCAGCTCATACTCCAGCTGCAGGCGCTGCTGATCGTCGATTTCCTGTTTGTAACCTTTCCGGCGTTTCGGTTTTACCAGGCGCAATCGCGTGTTTAGTTCCCGCAGTTCTTTTTTCCCCATCCCGTGCAGGTAATCCTGCAGCTCCTGCTCATTCATGGTGGTTATGTCAGGCGCTGCAGGTTCATTATCTGCCTCTGAATCGTTCATTTTTTCCACCAGGGGACAGTTATTGCCACGAGTCCAAGGGGCGCTAGCGCCCTGGTCGGCTGACGCCTCCTGCAGGTCAACGGCCTTACGAACCATTTTCCATTTCACCGCGTGCGTACAAATCCGCCCTTCCTGAATAGGGGACCAGACACCATAGATACGGATACCATGATCGCCATAGGTACTCGGCTCATCGTTCAGCTCGTAGGCTGTTCTGACCAGATGGTGTTTACGAGGGACCAGCACACCGCCCTGCGCCATGATGTAAGTTGCAAAGCAGCCGGCATCAGCTGCAGCCAGGACAGCATCAAGACGCGGGTTGCCGATAACAGGACGCGCATTTGCGAGGGCCGCCAGAATCTCTGGCGTCAGCTCAGGTTTCCCCGGAACTGGTTTTAACGGGGGAAGGTCGCGTTTAGCCTGGCCCGCCAGCAGTCGCAGCTCACGGTAAGCCTGGCGGCCCGGAATACCGAAAAAGCGGAATTGCTGGACGCGATGCAGTGATGCCCAAGCGTTCACGTTCTCCGCGTTATCGCGCAAAGATTTACCGGTTTCCTTGCTGACTTCATTAGCCAGGCCGCGCCCATCAATATTCTTACTGATGTATTTAGCGATGTAGCTAGTTGGCGTGCCTTTGCGCGGATTGATTAGCTCGGACTTAAAGCGCGGGCCGGTATTGTTTCCCAGCTCCTCGCGGTCCTCACGAATGGCAAACTTGCGCAGCAGCTCCGTGATCGCTTTGCGGTGTTTCTTGCGCATAAAGCACAGCAGGTGCCAGTGCACAGTGCCATCATGATGCGGCTCAGCGACTCGCACACCGTACCAACGCAACCCGGCTTTATGCATGGCCTTACGGAATGCGGCGAACGTATCAACCAGATAATCACTGCTCTGTCGTACTGTAGCGCTGGTCCATTTCGGGTTTGGTCTGCCATTGTTGAGCGTGGCGTGGAATCGTGACGGGCAAGTGATGGTATAAAACACGGCACAGTCGCCGCGCATTTCCGCGATAAGCTCCAGCCCTTTAACACAGGCCATCATTTCGTTACGGCGGTGCGCCGGATTGCTGGCGCTGGCGTTTACCACATCCTCTAAATCCAGCGTGTCGCCCTGCTCATTGGTCAATTCGTGTGAGCGGAAAAACTCCAATGATTTACGGCGCTGTTCGCGCTTATGAATCACTGCTTCATAGCTGACATATGGCGACGCCTTTTTATTTACTAGGCACACTGCGCGCAGCTGCTCCTCGCGCCACTCGCAGCGCATCTGCCATAATTTGCGATACCACCAATCCGCGCACAGCATACGCGCCAGCGAGCCGGGAATAAGCTCATAGGGCACAGGCTTGCGGCGGCGTTTCTTACGGCGCAGACGCTCAAACGCTGGCGGAATAACATCAAGACGCATCGCCTCCGCAGCAACCTGTTCCCACGCCTGGCGGATTTCTTCCGGCTTCACTTCGTCAGTGGAATAGAGATCACCGCAGGCAGCTTCCAGACACATGCTCATATGAGCCGCAACCAGCGTGGACAGGCGCTTGACCTGATCCTGATTCATTTCAGGCAGAACCAGCAGCCCTTCCAGCCCTTCATGGCTCGCCATAAATCGGAAAGAAGCAGACACCTGACTGTCACGCGCACGCGCCAGCCGTTCAAGGCATGGCCTGACGGTTTCTCGCAGATAGCGGGAATATGCCTGCGGACGGCCCAGACCATGAAAATATTTAATGCGCTCAAGCAGAGGCTTGCTGATGTGTGATGGTTCGGCGCTTACGTCTGCCAGAATGACCAGATCGGGGTTAAACCGCTGCTGCTCGCGTGCCATTTTGGCGCCGCTGATCAGCCGGTCCTGCTCCATTTCACGCAGAACTGGATCACGGGCTTCGTTATAGAAATAGCGTTCCCAGGCCTCATCACTCACTTCTTCCCGGCGCAGCTGGTCCTGCTCATTATCAGCGGCATACAGAGTGATCAGGTTTGAAAGCGCAGACACCGGCGCAACTTCCGCCGGGTCCGTGTATGGGTTAATCGCTTTTGGGGTTTTATTCCAGGCAAAAGAAGCTGCAGCGTCACCAGCGCTTCTTTTTGCCATTACGTTATCGTTATTCTGTTTCACAGGCCAACCGCCATCATGTAAGACCTGATAGCGACCACAGCAGCCTCTGCGTTTAAGGCGTTTCCGTAGGTTCGAATTCGTCCCACTCTGGAGGCAGCCCCATTAACCAGAGGCTCAAGGCCGGGTTTAACTGGCCTCCATTTTCCATCCGTGCATCCGAGCCAATCAGCACCTGCCCAGAAGCCGTTAACCGGACCGGGCCTGCTATCTGCGCCACAACATCCAACCGATCTATCGATATTTTCCCATTTCGCATTCTCCCCCCGGGGTATCCCCCCTTGTGATCGCTTGCCGTTGGCGTGGGCCAGCCAGCCATCTTGACTTGCTGCGCCAAGCTGCTGCCCGACATGCCCTCGGTAATCCCTCTCCCTCCCCGCGTGCTGTCGCTGGCGCTCGGAGTCGTCCAACCGGATAGCTGCGCTGCCGTCTGCAAATTCAAACCGCCCTGGCGCCCCGAGTTGCTGGGATGCTTCCATGCGTTCGCTGTGGGTGTGGGCCACCCAATAAGTGCGGTCTCTGATGTTCGGGGCACCGACGCTCGCAGCCGGAAACGCACACGCGCCGAAGGCATAACCCAAGGCTTCCACGTCAGCTTGTACAAGGTCGATCCAGTCATTTGCGTGAGCACTTGCAGATTGCTCGCCAAAGACAACGAAAGGGCGGCGCTGCCCGACCAGCCAATGCATGGCGGGCCATAAGTGCCGCTCGTCAGTAAACCCTTTTCCTTTGCCTGCCGCGCTGAAAGGTTGGCATGGACAGGAACCCGTCCAGACCTCTCTGCTGTCCTCCCAGCCCACGCGGCGCAAGGCATAGGGCCAAATACCAACCCCTGCAAAGAAATGGACTTGAGCAAATTCTCGTAAATCATCGGGTCTGACATCTTCAATACTCCGTTCATCAACTACGCCGGGCATAATGCGACCGGCCGCCATGTGGACACGCAGCCGTGCAGCTGCAAATGGGTCAATCTCGTTGTAATAAGCCCAAGCGCTCATGCCTTAACCTCATGAATCACAGAGCAATCACGACGACCGGCAGGATCAAAACCGAACCATGGCAATTCATCCGAATAGATAACGGGTGCTTTAGAAACGGCAATGATTTCAGCTGCAGATTTACCTTCACCGGCAGCCACGCCCATGCTGCGTTTTGCATTGATGCAATTGCGGGTGAAGTTGCGATAAAGAGAGCGAGTCAGGGATGTATCGCTATTGGATACGATGACCGGATGACCTTCTAATGAGCGACGTTCAAGGATAGACGCCAGATGATACTGATCATCCTCGGTAAATCCGTCTGTGTGGTAAGTGGAAAATGTACCGTCATACGGAGGATCGCAGTAGATAACATCCCCCGACTGCAGCATTGCCAATGTTTCTTCATAGCTGGCGCAAATGAAGGTGGCACGCTTTGCCTTTTCGGCAAATGCTCTGATTTCGCTTTCAGGGAAATAAGGTGCTTTGTAATTACCGTATGGGACGTTGAATTGACCTTTCAGGTTATAACGACATAAGCCACGATAACCATGACGATTAAGAAAAATAAACATAGCCGAACGGCAAACAGCGGACCAATCACGACCATGATTAAACTCTTTTCGAATATCGTAATAGCATTCTGCTGAATTATTTTTAGCAAATAGGTCTTTAGCTATAGATATCAAATGATCAGCATCGTCTTTAATGACACTGTATAGATTAATTAAATCAGGATTCACATCAGCGACAAGATAATGAGGATAGTCTGTCGCCATCATGACAGCGCACGAACCAGCGAAAGGTTCAACAAGGCGCTGACCTGCTGGTAGGTGCTTTTTCAATTCCGGCATGATGGCAGTTTTATTGCCAGCCCATTTCAGGATTGTGCTCATGCAGCACCTCCTGAAAGCATATAGAACATCGCATCAATTGGATTCAGTGAACTAATAGAGAGCATCACCCAGCCATCAACATTATTAATAACGTCACAAACTGGCAGGATATGAGTGATTACAGCCGTCCATTCGCGCCCGGTATATTTGCCATGTTTCCATTCACACAAAATAAGAACATCACCGGCTTTATAACCGCGATCATCATCCCGTCTTAATTCAGCTTTTTTTTGCCCCGCCATAACATCATTAAGGTGTTTCGGTGCAATTTTTAAGGTATGGACTTTGATATTCATTCGGCACCACCTTCAGAAATCGTGGCGCAACCTAGTGATAGCTGAACCATATGTTCAACTTCACGAGCTAACTGATACAGATGCGCGGTGTTAAAGGTTGATTCTCCACCACTAGGGCGCTCATTCTCAGCAAGGTAACGCAGCGCAGCAGGCACTGTTTTACTGCAGCCGTTAACCCACTGCATTTTTTGGGGACCAGATATGCGGCGCTGCTGCAGCTCGACTAGTGCAGCCACCTGACGTTCATTGTTCCCTGCGGCTTTCAGCCCCCAGATAAGCCGAGATAATTCACTATCAGTAATCGGGCTAGTTAATTCCTCGATAGGCGCAGGTTCGGCGGCAACCACCTGATGAGCGCCAAATACAGGGAAGTAAAGCGCAGTATCCAGGGTATTCACCGGCATTGATTCAGGCTTATGAAACACCCCCGTATTCCTGTTTATGTAACCAACAGGCACAGCGGTCAGCGCTGCCAACGCAATTTCATGCAACACCAACTCGTTGCAATAGTCACGGCGAATGGTCGGTGATTCTGTGGCTTCAATTACTGCCCTCTCGACTACAGCCCGGCTTAACGCATGTTTAATCAACTGCTCTTTCATACAGCACCCCCTACGTAATGCTTGCCTTTCAGCTCTGCAATTTCCTGGCAGGTGACGCAGAGATCACAGCCCGGAACTGCAGCGCGGCGTTCTGCCGGAATGACAATTCCGCAGCTCTCGCACTCAAGAGAAGAAGCCCCAGCCTTTCGGCTGCGGGCGTGGTGGATATGGCGCTGGCGTTCTTCTTCAACGCGCAGCTGTACAAGGTCCATAGAATCAGCCATCAGTGGATCTCCTGCGCTTCGTTCTGGATGTTTTCAGCCGTGGCGCGCAGCAGCTCTGCAGCCTCAACGTGGTTAAGCTGGCGGGAAATAATGCGGCTAGCCAGGCTATCGAGGCGGGCAACCATTGCTGCAGCACGCGCGCGGCGTTCTTCCATGCGCACATCCGTCAGCAACTGATTAAGGCCAGCATCATCTGGGCCGCTTTTGGTGAATCGGGTTTCAATATTTCGCATCGTTCGTTCTCCTGAATTTGGGCAAAGGAATACCCGGCGGGTTTACGCCTTTAATTTCTGTGGTTGGTTAATTCGGCATGGCTAGCCGAGTTGGAAATAAGCTCACCACTGTACGGAAATGGTTCATTGCTTTAATCAGCTCCCGCTTTTCGTCAGTCGTCAGCTCACTAACATTGACGCTATGACGTTCCGCCGGAATTTTTGCCATAAAGAATATTGCGGCTAGTGCGCGTTTATTCTGCTCATGGTTAATATCCCGTTGGTCCCGCATATCGCTAATAAAGCGCCCTAGTTCTGAATCAGTATTTAAGCCAAACACTTTCGCCCTTAATTCCGCGATGTGGTTTAACCCATTAAGGCGGAGGCCAGCACTTAGCGGAACAGTCGCAGCATCACCGTCAATAGCCATAACCCACTCCCTAACATCACAGATTGATAGGCTGGTGATAAGCATCAAGAGGTGACGCGCTTTTACGTATTACCTCTTTAACCTGCTCACCCCGAAAAAAAGTCCCATCCTTTAACGTAAAAAAATAACTTCCGTCACCTGCTATGGACGGGTAACAGCAAATCAGTTCTTCCTCATGAATCTCATAGCGTTCGCCTTTATGGCTGAACTGATAAAACACCCCAACCGAACCACTCCCCATTTTGGCGCCTCAGTTTTTGTGGTAGACAGGCCAGCCAGCAGCGCATCCTGCGAGCGGCATGGATGCCAGCGCTTGCCATCCGTTCCAGAGATCCAGCCGTGACCGTAGTGCGGGGCCGGGCTTTGCTTAACGAGCAGCGATGCAAAAGATGGCTCTTTAGTCAGCATAAGCACCTCACAGCAGGCCGAACGACGCGCCAAGGCCCGTCACTGTATCAACAGCACTAGCCATAGCCGGGCTGGACTGCAGGCGCGCCTGCATCGATACCGCGGTTAATGCCATCAGGCGAGTAACAGAGTTGATACTGTCGATAATCTGGCGGCGTCCTGCAGTCGTCAGTGGCTCACCGGAAACAGCACCGGCAGCGACGTGCCCAATCTCAGCCGTTGCTTTAAGGACGTACTGCGGCATTTTCTCTTTTGCCACTTCATTCAGCGGCACGCACGGCAGGCAATGGATTTGTGCCAGGAAACCATCAACCAGCGTGGAATCCTCAGTGATATCGGTTAGCAGCCAGATTTCCGGCGGCGTCAGTTGGTGCGTCTGGTCTGGGTTCAGCTTGTTGCGCAGAGTCTGGACGTTCATTCCGGCGCTAGCTGCCAGCTTCGCCATATTGTGGCGCAGCGCGAAAGCGCGGCAGGCTTCGTCAAAGTGAGGATGTTTGGAAATCTTATAATCAAACATGTTAAGTGCCTCTCTATATCCCAAAATGGAACTATCAGGCTCGCATTGCGATTTCACAGCCTTGAGCTGCTTCCATCGTCAACGCGAACATGTTTACTTCGACCAGGCTGTTTACCCCTTCTTTTTTACGAATAGGTAAACGCCCTTCGCGGACCATCTGGCGGGCATAGCTAAGCTTGTAGCCGGTGCGACGACAGAACTCATCCAGTGTGATGAATGGCTCAGACACCACAAGATTGATGCTGGGGCGCATTGAAAAGTTACGATTCATGATGCACTATTCCTCAGTTTGAGCGACGAACTCACTATTCGTCACTGTTTCACACTATTCACAACATCTTGAATCGAGATATTAGGATCACCAAATGAACGTGTCAACCACAAACTTAACGAAAAAAGATGACATCAGCTTGATTCGAGATTTCATATTTCAGAATAGAGGTGGTAAAGAGGTAATAGGGCGCATCCTTGATGCCTATGGATTTACGACCAGAATTTCCCTTTGTAATCAATTAGGTGTATCTCAGAGCACCATGGCGAATAGGTATGCGCGCGACACATTTCCGGCTGATTGGGTCATAGTTTGCCATCTCGAAACGGGCGCATCGTTAATCTGGCTAAGTACGGGCACTGGCAATAAATTTGTGGATGGGCGCGATCACGAAACCGTGCATCTAAAACATATAGACATCACAAATGGGAACATTGTTACCCAAAAAGAAATTATCACTGATACGTCAACCATTCCTGACGGCTTAACATCACCATTCATTTTGACAGCTGATAAAACAACGTATCTAGCAGACAGCTATGAAGGTGAGCTGGTAGACGGTTTCTGGTTTATTGAAATTGATGGAATCGCTAGTGTACGAGAGCTTTACCGCTTCCCAGGAGGCCGTATACGCGTAGAGAACGGCAAAGCATCATTTGAATGCTCTGTATCTGAAATCAAGGTTCTCGGGAAAGTCATCAGCAAAACTGAGTTTATGGAATAAGGAGATTTAAAATGAGTCAGTTCAGCGCATTAAATTATTCACATAATAGAGATAAGGCTATTGCAAACCTTATCAATATTATCGAAGGCATGACCTGCGACGGAAAAGTCAGCGAAAAGGAAATGATTTTTCTTGATACATGGTTATTAGAATCGGAAATAATTTCGCAAAACTATTATGTGGGTTGCATTAGAGATAGGATTGCAGACATTCTTTCTGATGGCATCGTAGAACAAAACGAACTAGATGATTTAAAAGAATTGTTACTTGAGATGCAACGCGGCCTGATTGACACGCCAAATATTGACCTTTATTCCGTTGATTCAGACAAGCATCTACTGGAAGGATTATGCAAAGGAATGGCTTCTGATTATCATCTGAGCAATGATGAAATCAGATATCTTAATTGGTTCCTCTCCAATAATGCCAGCCTTAAAAATAACTATCCCGGCAAACATTTATATGAATTAGTCAAAGAGATTCTCAGTGATGGGGTCATAACTGAGGACGAACGTATTGCATTGTTGCAGGAGATCACTGCTTTCACAGGTTCTAACATTTCCGAGGGGATAGTAGACGGGTACTCCACAACATCACCAGTAGACCTGATCGAGAAGTTCAACCCAGAAAGCAGCAAGGTATGCCTCACCGGGAAGTTCTTATGTGGCTCCCGTCGCCAATGTGAAACCGACCTAATTAAACTTGGGTGTAAAATATCCGATCGCGTAACCCAAGATTTGGATTACCTCATCATAGGAGCACTTAGCTCTAAAGATTGGAAATTCCAAAGTTTTGGCAGAAAAATTGAGCAGGCCATTGACTACCGAGATAATAAAGGTGCTCCTCTTAAAATCCTCAGTGAGGAACATTGGCAAAGCCTAATGCGCTCAACAAACCAAGGTTAAGTTATGGCTGTCAGCAAATTAAGCAACGGAAAATGGCAGGCGCAGTTTTTCCCCAATGGACGCGACGGTAAACGCATACGCCGCCAGTTCGCAACCAAAGGGGAAGCCCTTGCTTATGAGCGCCATTACAAAGAACAGGTACAGGATAAGCCCTGGTTAGGAGAGAAAGCAGATAAGCGGCGGGTTATCGATCTTGTCCAGACCTGGTATGACTCTCACGGCGTTACCCTAGCTGACGGTCTAAAGCGAAAAGGTGCAATGGAATTTGCCTGCTTAGCCATGGGCAACCCGCTGGCAACTGAGTTCAACGCAAAACTATTCGCCACCTACCGTCAACAGCGCCTAAGCGGGAAAATCACACGCTCAGACAGAGTTAAGGCTGTAACCCCTCGCACGGTTAACCTGGAACTAGCCTACTTCCGGGCCATGTTTAACGAACTTAAACGCCTTGATGACTGGAATGCTCCCAACCCGCTAGATAACGTCCGTGAGTTTAAAATAGATGAGGCCGAGCTGGCCTGGCTGACAGTGGAAGAAGCAACCCGGCTTTTGGAAGAATGCGAGAAAAGCCGGGCTGGTGATTTATTGATGGTTGTTAAAATTTGCCTGGCGACCGGCGCACGCTGGGGTGAGGCTGAATCTCTGACCGGCAAACAAATCAGCCCCGGGAAAATTACCTACATTAAAACTAAAGGCAAAAAGAACCGGGCCGTTCCAATTAGTGATGAGCTTTTTGAAGAACTCCCCAAAAACCGAACTTCAAAACCTTTGTTCACTGGCTGTTATTCTGCGTTTCGTGGCGCCATTAAGCGTGCAGGCATTGAGCTGCCAGACGGTCAACTCTCCCACGTTCTACGGCATACTTTTGCCAGCCACTTTATGATGCGCGGGGGGAATATTCTGGTGCTGCAGCGCATCCTCGGTCACACGGATATTAAGGTCACAATGCGCTATGCTCACTTCGCGCCGGACCACTTAACCGAGGCTGTAAGCCTTAACCCGTTAAACCTGATTAATGGCAGCAAAGTGGCAGCAGAGCTAAGCACTATGCAACGCTTTTCGACAATATACGAATTACTATGCGCCTGATTTTTATGTAATTTATTGATTTTATTGGTTATTAATTCGGACTCATAATCGCTTGGTCGTTGGTTCAAACCCAACAGGGGCCACCAGATAAAATAAGGAGTTAGGCGAGAATTCGTCTAACTCCTTTTTGTTTGCGTCGAAATGGGGTCAGGTAGCGCGAACATTCATGCTCTGCTGCAACGACTCGTCAGCGAAGAAACCCCAAACTTGAGAGTAAAACGATCAGTCTTTGCTATCACATCTTGAGGTTGCCCGACATAACTTACTGGTGGCTGAAAACGGATTGGGATCAGTTTTGAGGATAGCGACCAACTGCCTACACAAACGTTGAGCCTATATAAAGCGTTAAAGTAGAATTAACGCTCCTTACTCTTTAAACAAGAATGTCTTTTCACGATGCTAAGCCTTGTTGCTTTGATGGCCGCTTGCTCAAGTTCACCGAGGTTTACTGAGCAAATTTTAAAGTAATCATTGCCAGTGAATGGCTCAGAATGAGAATAGCTGCGCTCATTATTCACCGAAGCGCAACTAGCTGAATGCAGGCAAGTTGAATTTGTAGGATCCAGTCCATGGCTTACCTCACTCCTTTTTAGCAAATTTAAAACATAGCCTTCAGGGTTTGAATTAAGCCAGTCTTTATATTGCGCTTCGCTGTTAGAAAGCTCCTCGCTGTGAAATCGTACAATGGAAGCATGTTGTCCAGTAATATATTTCATTGCAGCTAGCAAATAGGAGGCTTTGAAAGTTACATCCTGGTAGTCTTTCGCTAACAAGCTTTCGATTTCTTCAAATCTCTCAACAAATGCGGCAACTTCTTTAGGATCGATACGGCTGATATTATCTTTTCCATTTCGAACAAACAGTTTTGCCTCTTCAGCATAAAGTGTAAAAGGTACATTCCTTGACCCTGTGAACAGCTCAACAGGTTGGGAAAAAGATTCCAACAGTAAATGGTAGAAATCCTTATAGGCCAT